TATGCTATTTGATAAAGTATTAGAAGTTGCTTCAGAATTTGCTGGGTCTGGTCCTGTAGAAGGTCCGGGTTCAGGAGTCTCCGACAGTATACCTGCAAGGTTGTCTGATGGAGAATTTGTCTTTACTGCAAAAGCTACAGAGCAAATCGGAGCTGATGAATTGATGCGAATGATGAAAGATGCTGAAGCTGCTGCAGATAGACAAGGTATGCAAGAAGGTGGCATGATGGAAGAAGAACAAGAAGTTGACCAATTTGGAAGACCTATTGATTCTGATATAGCTCGTGATGAGTTAAAGAAAAACATGATGTCAGTTAATCCTCGCTACCGATAAGCAATAGAGCTACCCTATTAGCGTAGGCACTCTATTATATATTAACCCTTGAGGCTACCTTTACAAGACAAGCCCTGCACGTGCACAACGCAGCTACCTTGTTTACGAAGCCCCGACTAGGAGAAAGAATATGACTAATAAAGTCCAAGAGGAAACGCCAAATCCTTATAATAAAAATAAATCTTGGCATAAAGGCGATGTAAAACCTTTTGAATCATCAGAAGGACTATACTTTGATAAGCCAGAAGATAAGAATAAATTATTTAAGTCTAATGATATTAACGAAGCAGTAGACCCAGATAATGTTGATGTAGAAGGATTGGAATCTAAAAAGGATGTACCTTATAAGAAACCAGACTACAAAAAACGTTATGATGATTTAAAAAGACATTATGATACTAAACTTAATGAGTTTAAACACAGAGAAGAAGAGTTATTAAATCAAGTTCAACAACCTGAATATGTAGCTCCAAAGACTGAAGAAGAACTAGAAAAGTTTAAAACAGATTATCCTGATGTCTACGAAGTAGTAGAAACTGTTGCTCATATGCAATCGGAGTCTAAGGCAAAAGTTCTAGAAGAACGTCTTAGCAAACTTCAACAACGTGAACAAGAGTTAGTACGAAAAGATGCAGAAAAAAGGTTAATGGATAGACATCCTGATTTTGAAGATATTAGAAACAGCGATGACTTTCATGCATGGGCAAAAGAGCAACCAGATTCAATTCAGAAATGGATTTATTCAAATGCTGATGATGCTGATTTAGCTTCACGTGCTTTAGATTTATTTAAAAGAGATATTGGTATGGATGTTCCTAAAGAGACTAAGTCATCTTCTAGGACTAGAAAATCTGCTGCTGATATGGTGTCAACTAAAACAACAACAGTTGAACCTAAACAGGAAAAGATTTGGTCCGAAAGGGAGATTGCTGCAATGAGCATGGATGAGTTTGATAAGTACGAAGAGGAAATATCAAATGCTATGCAAGAAGGCAGAATCACAAAGTAAACTATTATAACACAAAGGAGAAAGTATCATGGCTCAATATTTTGAACCCTCAACCGATACCGATGCTAACTTTGCTAACTCCGTAAGTGGACAGACTAATAGTTTCTTCCTACCTAGTATTTATTCTAGAAAGGTTTTAAACTTTTTTAGAAAGAGCTCAGTAGTAGAAGCTATTACAAACACCGACTATGCTGGTGAAATATCTGCTTATGGAGACTCTGTAAAGATTATTAAAGAACCTGTAATTTCTGTGTCTGATTACACAAGAAATTCAGATACAACTGAAACTAGACTAACAGACCAAGAACTTACTTTGGTTGTTGATAGTGCTAAAGCTTTCAAATTTATCGTAGATGATATTGAAACTAACATGTCACATGTCAACTTCAAAGAGGTTGCTTCATCATCTGCTGCATATGCATTAAGAGATTCATATGACGCTGCTGTTATTGCAACTATGTTCTCAGGAGTTTCAAGTTCATCACCTGACCATGTGTTAGGTACTGACAATGCTACTGATTTAGCTGCTGGAACTTTTGATGGAACTGGTAACTTGGACATTGGTTTTGGTACTGATGAGCATGACCCAATAGACGTTATGGCTAGAATGGCAAGACTATTAGACGAACAAAATGTTCCTGAAGAAGGAAGATGGTTCGTTGCTGGTCCTGACTTCTACGAAGTTCTAGGTCAAGCTTCATCTAAGTTGCTATCTGTAGACTTCAACGCAGGTCAAGGTTCAATTAGAAATGGATTAGTATCAAGTGGAAAACTAAGAGGATTTGATATGTACAAATCTAACAACATTGCTGCAACAACTAATGCTGCTGGTAAATGTTTAGGTGGACATATTTCATCTACTGCAACTGCTCAAACTATTGTTTCAACAGAAACATTAAGAGACCCAACATCGTTTGGTGACATAGTTAGAGGATTGCATGTATACGGAGCAAAGGTTTTAAGACCAGAAGCTCTAGTATCAGCTTTCTACGGAATTGATTAATAATCAATAAGGGGGAGGCTTCGGTCTCCTCCACTTTTATAAGGAGATAAAATGGAAGAAAAAATAGAACATTATGAAACTATTCAAGACAAAGAAAAAGTATGTCTTGAAATGGTTGGTTATAATGAAAGTTTAAAAGAAAAAAATAAAGGAGATAAATAATGAAACACGGTATGAAAGATAAAAAAAGAATGGGTATGATGTATGGTGGTAGAAAATCTGCTGCTGGTGGTATGTACATGAAGGATGAGAAAAAAAGAATGCCAAAAAACATGGGTGGTGTAGCTAATGCTCAACCTATGTATTCAGAAGATATGCCTAAAGCTATGCCTAACTAATGAAAGTTGCAGCACCTAAAGGCTACCATTGGATGAAATCTGGTAAGTCTTACAAATTAATGAAAGACCCTAAAGGTGGATATAAACCTCATAAGGGTGCAAGTAAATCTGCAAACTTTGAAATACAAAAGGTACATAAAAAATAATGGCAACAACATATTTAGATTTAAGTAATGAAGTTCTAAGAGAACTAAATGAAGTAGTATTAACATCTGGTACATTTGCTTCAGCTACAGGTATTCAAGGATTTGTTAAAGATGCAATTAATAAATCATTGTTTGATGTAGCTAATGCAGAACCACAGTTGCCATTTTTTAGTGCTGGAGTAAGTGGCAGTACAGACCCTTTTTATGGTAATGTAACTGTAGCTACTGTAGCAGGACAAAGATGGTATACATTAAAAGATGGTAGTTCCAGTATAACTTCAGATTATGCTGCAGTTGACTGGGATGATTTTTACATTACTACTATTAATGTAAGTGGTGAATCAGCTCCTTTTACATCTACAGGGTTAAAATATTTAACACTAGCAGATTGGAAAAGATATTATCGAGATGCAGAAAATGCAGATGATGCTGATACACAATCTTATGGAGAACCTAAATATGTATATAAAAGTCCAGACCATAGAAAGTTTGGACTAAGTCCTATACCTGATAAAGTTTATAATGTGCATTTTTATGCTTTTGAAAAACCTACAGCTTTATCAGCATATAATGATACTATACCAATGCCAGAACAATACAGTAATGTATTAACAGCTAGAACTAGATATTATGTACATCAGTTCAAAGAAAATATACAACAAGCTGCTATGGCATTAGATGATTATAGAAAAGCTTTACGTCATATGAAAAGTAATTTAATTAATCCACAGCCAAAATATATGACAGATGATAGGAGATATTTCTAATGGCAGCATCTATGCCATTTTCAGTACCACTACAAGGTGGTCTTAATAAATCTACTAACTCGTTAGCATTATTAAGAACTCCCGGAGTTGCAACAAAGTTAAGAAACTTTGAGGTATCTATCGAAGGTGGTTATAGAAGAATAAATGGTTATACTGTTTTTGGTGGTGGTAGTGCTGTTAGACCTAATACTGCAGAAGATATAGAAGGTTTAGCAGTTTATGCAGATGGTGTTGTAGCTGTAGCAGGTAATGATATATTTTTTAGTCAAGATGGTACAAGCTATTTACAAATAAATAAAGCTAGTGTAGATGCTGCTGGTGATAATTTTAGTACCTTTTCAGGTCGTAGTGAGTTATCATTAACTAATATGGACCAATGTGAATTTGCATTATTTGAAGGTACTTCAGATTATGGTGAATTAGTTATAACAGATAAGAGTGGTAATAATAAACCTTTCTTATTTAAAATGACAGGTACATCTGCAGTATTAAGTTCAAGAACATTTTTTGTTAGTCAAATAACAATTAGTGGTTCAACAACTGCAAAATTTTGTACTATCCATGATAATCATTTAGTAGTTGCAGGAGACCCTAGCACACCTAATACTATATATTATAGTGCAACAAATGATATTGATAGTTTTCATGGCACAGGTTCAGGAGCTATTACTTTAGAAGATAAAGTAGTAGGATTAAAAAGTTTTCGTAATGAATTATTTATATTTTGTCAAAACTCTATATTTAAATTAATTAATATAAATAATTCATCTACAGTAGCAGTAGTTCCAGTTACTAAGAACGTAGGTTGTGTAGATGGACAAACTATTCAAGAGATTGCTGGTGACTTAATATTTTTAGCACCAGATGGTTTTAGAACAGTTGCAGGTACAGCAAGAATTGGTGACGTTGAGTTAGGAACTATAAGTCAAGCTATACAACCAATTATAAATGATATTGTAGCAGCTAAGAGTACATTACAATTTAGTAGTGTTGTTATTAGAGATAAATCACAATATAGAATGTTTTACAGTACAGCAACAGATACTGCAGCAACATCAAAAGGAATTATAGGAACATTAAGACCTAATGGTTTTGAATGGTCAGAAACATTAGGCATACAAGCTCCAGCTATTACATCAGGATTTGATAGTAGTGGAGTAGAAAAATTTTATCATGGTGATAGAGATGGTTATATTTACAATCACGATACTGGTAATGGATTTAATCCAGCAGGAGTATCTACAAATATAGAAGCAGAGTATCAATCACCAGATTTTGATTATGGAGATTTAGGTACATTAAAAACTTTGGATTATGCAAAGATTGCCTTTACTCCAGAAGGTGATGCACAGCCAACACTTAGAGTTAGATTTGACTATGACAGTTTAGATACTCCACAACCTGCTGACATAGTTTTAACAGAAATACCAGAACCAGCTATCTTTGGTTTAGCTTTATTTGGTACACAAAAGTTTGGAGCATCTGAACAGCCTTTATTAAGACAAGGTTTAACAGGTAGTGGGCATAGTAACTTTTTTAAAATTTTTAGTGCAGATACAAATGCACCATATGCAATTAACGGACTATATGTAACGTATAGACCTTCAGGGAGACAATAGGAGATATAAAAGATGGCAGGATATACTAGACAGAGTTCATTTAGTGATGGTGATACCATTACTGCTGCACTTTTTAATAATGAATATAATCAATTAGTAAATGCTTTTAACGTAAGTTCAGGACATACCCATGATGGTAGTACAACTGGTGATGGTGGTCCTATATCTACATTATTTAGTAATACTTTAACTTTTGGTACAAATGCTGAAAGTGATATTGCTATTACTTTTAATGCTACATCTAATGATGGAGTATTGACATGGAAAGAAGATGAAGATTACTTTGAGTTCTCTGATGACTTATTAATTGCAACAACAGAAAAAATACAATTTAGAGATACAGCTATATACATCAATTCTAGTACTGATGGACAATTAGACTTAGTAGCTGATACAGAGATACAAATAGCAGCAACAACTGTAGATATAAATGGTAATGCTGATATATCTGGTAACTTAGGCATAGGTGGTAATTTAACAGTCACAGGTACTACCACATTTAATGGTGGTACTATTACTATGGGTGATGCTGCTACTGATAACGTAGTCTTTGGAGCTGATGTAGACTCAAACATAATTCCTG